GGCTACCCGCATGGATCAGCTCCATGTGCAGTTCGAAAGCATGGTGGCTGCGCTGGCCGAGCTCAACCCTGTCAGACAACCGATGGCTGGAATGCCTGAGTTGCTGGGGTCGGAGGAAGCCGCCCGCCTAATGCTCCAGATGTTCATAAAGCTGAGAAATCCTGAGGCAAACTTTGCAAAAATGGAAGGCACCCTAGGTGGTACCTTAGTTAGCTCGAGTAAAACACGCGGCCGAGTTGGTATTTCGACCTATCTTGAGAGTTTTGAAGAGATTCCTCTACTTGGTTCAAATAGGTTTTATACTCCCGTTTCAAAATTTGAGATGTTGGAATCGCTACAGTCTTACTACATACCTGACCTGTCACCGGAGCAGTTTACATTGGTGTTCCCTAGGTGTGCTGAAGGTAGGTCAGGTGCGCCAGTTAGACTGTACAACTTAGTTCCGATGGTCCTACTGTCAATTGGGAAGCAGAAGCTTGACGCATATGATTATCTCAGGCTTCCTTTCCAGATGCTCAAGCACTTCTCGAGACTGTGGGGTGAGGGTACCAAACGCACGTTTAGGGGCGAGGTCACCAGTGGTGATGAATGTGATGATCCTCCATACGGCCGAATCCGTGTAACTGTCGACACAATGTCTCCAAAGAAAGTGTACATGTGTATTAATATGGCGTCGTTCCTGTGTAACTACACGGACGTCATACAGTTCTTAAGCACCAAAGGCATTGACATGCGCCTGTTGGTCCATGAGATGCTGTCGTTTCTATGTGACGACCCAATCGGTAAGACGTTGAAGCTGAAAGGGCCTTTGGGCAACATGTATATGCATGCGTCTGCGTTAGCCTCATCTGGGTACTACATATCTGTAGTTTCAGCGCCAAACTGGAGGGACTATACCAAAGTAGCCGCGCCGGCCATTCCCCTAAATAAGTCATTCTGGGATAGCTTGTACGGTAAGGTTTACAGAGAAAATGTACAGTACCTAGTTGATTCGGGATTGACGCAGCTCGCCAAGTTGGCACGATTGTCTCTCATCCTTCCTCTGAATGGGGTAGGACATAGAACGGCTACTTTCATCTCTGGCCTCCGAGGCATCACCGGCTATGTAGGAACTGATAACAATGTCACGTTCGAGGAGGTATACGAGCATGAGAAAGAGTCTCCCGTCTATAAAGATATTGGGCTACCCGACACTTATGCCAAGAATAAGTCCGGCGAGTACATTATGCCCAACGTTGAATGCCTACGCAGGTCCATGGAGTCGACTTTTACTATACTCACCGATCCATTTTCCAGGTCACGCATCGTATCATGGCCTGACTTCGTCAGGACCATTCCACGTATGCTGACTGCAAACTCAGGTGGTATTGGTAGCATAGTAATGGAAGGTAAACTGGACAACCACGACATTAAGATTAAGACCACATCCAAAGCCGTTATATTCCCTCTGAGTCCAGACACCTTTCGTCCTGACGGAAGCTATGGAGCCGCAGCCCCGGATGGATCCGTTAAGGTTTTGAGCGCAGCAGAAGCCGAGGCCAGATTCCCGTTCTACAGTGAGGATAATCCAGGCAGAATGGCTGAGCGCCGCGTAGTCGCTAAGGCGTCACGTCCAATCGAAATGCAGCAGCTCCATCTCTTTATACTTGAGTTATTTTTGTATGCTCCTTTCTATCGTTATATGATGCGTAAGGATAAAACGGACAGCTACGCTTTTAGCGGTTTCCCTTACAAAGTGGATTCCTCAGGTTTGAAGATGGACTGTAATGTATTTAAAGTTGGCGATGAGACTGGTAATGTACTGGTGGATCACGCGGAGGCGTTCATAGTCACGGGCAGCGCTCCTTTGACTAGTTACTCTAAACCTCGCATGTTCGTAGCAACTGATTATTCTAGCTATGACCAGACTGAAGTGCTCAACAACATGCGCATACCGTATCGGGACGGTATTAGGGATGCTTTTGTTAAGCGATTTGGCGAGGGTGCGAGCGTAGGTCCGTTTTCCTCAATCGACGTCCTATTGGATATACTGGCCCCACTACGGGCCGCTCCATTCAAGAAGCCTAACGGCGACCTGGTGTATCTAAC